ACCAGTTCCGCGAGTGCGGGTGATTACAGCTCCGCCATCTTTATAGCCCTTTGCCGTTTTTAAAGAAATTGCAACAGCCTGATCGTGGGGCTTGCCTTCTCCTTTCAAAGCCTTAATATTAGAGCTTATGGCTTTTTCCGTATTACCTTTTTTAAGAGGCATCGCTGTCTCCATTCTTTTGATCGGCTTTTGCGCCTGCTTTAGCCTTTGGCTTTGCTTTTGGCTTAGCATTTTTTGCTGGAATAACAAACGCAGGGTCGGTGGCTTCTTCTTGGGAATCACCCGCAACCATTAAAGCAGGTTTCACTGATGTTCCATCTTTCTTTGCTTTAGCCAGCGCGGCCTCTGTTTCTCTGCGTAATTTTTTTAATTTTTTCTTTTCTTCGCGAGCCTCTAAAATGTAGCTAGTAGTCATTACTGACCTCCTAATTTTTGATTTAATTCTAGCATCTTAAGATCTGCTTGTTGTTGCAGGCGATCCATAGCTACTCTTAGCTTATCGTCAGCAACTTCTTTTTGAATGTTAATTCTTTCTCTTGCCAAGTCATCTTCTTGATTCTTCTCTTTATCCCTTTGCTGTTGTTTTTCAGAAAACTGATCAGAATCGTTATTCATTTCTTGCTCTCGAAGGCTAAGCTCTTGTTGCCTAATTTGAACAAGCGGATCAGGCTTGTCGCCAGTCTCAAGACTGCTCATAAGCGACTGGGATAGTTCTGCCAATATTGGAGCGGCAATGTTATCTTTTTCAGTCTGTATACCTTGCATGGCAGATTCAAATTCCTCTGGCGGCATCTGTTCCTGCATGCTTTGTATTTGCTGAATTTTTTCCTGCATCTCTGGCGGTATCTGTTGCTCTGCCATTTTTTGCGCCATAAACTGCAAGTGTTGCATTATGTGTGCAATGATATTTGCTTGTATTGGCGGGTTCTGCTTAACAACCTCCAGAACCAACAGCAGTCTATGAGTTTCAATATGTGACCGATGATCTTGATCGGCAAACGCTTGTTGAGGTTGTCCCATCAATAAACCGCCGTTTTCGTCGCCAGCCTGCATGGGTGGTGGCGGTGGTGGTGGCTCTGGGGGCGGAGTTAAAAGACTATTAACATCATCAACACCTAACGCCGCGTACATTCTGCGATACGCCTCGTAAGTTCCGCTTGGCCCGTGTATTTCTGGGTTAGACTGTACCATCTGCAAAAGCTCTTGAGCCATAGTTATGCGTTGACTTTGGCTAAAGATGTTAGGGTCGGATACAGGTATGATTGAAACAGTGTTAGAAAAGTCTTGCGCTTTAATATTTTGCTCGCCACTACCTGACTGATACGGATACTCTGGAGGTAAAAACTCACCAAAAACTTTAGCTAGTAATTCAAACTCCATCCGCTGAGCATAGTGCAATCTTTTGTGAATGGCGGACATTACTTTAGTGCCGCGCTCAAGAAGGGCAACTGTCGTGCCTACTGGCATGGCTTGATTCATATCACCAAGGTTCATATCGCCAATAGATGCAAATCGTTTTCCTGCATCGACCAGCAACCCAAGCAAAGACATCAGTACGTTGCTAGGCTCTTTAATTGGAAGCGGTATCAAGTTATCTTTTAGGCTTGCGCCTGTAGTGTCAATATCTCTGAACTCTCCGGGTTGTATTGGCGAGTCTTCATCTCTTATTCGCATTCCGCGAGCTTTAAAACCAGCGGGTAAATTTGACAAAGTTCCAGCGTCAATTAGCTGTCGCAAAATAGATGTGCTTGCCTTCGCAAGCCCACCGATCATGTGGCTTAGGCCAAGTCCGTAGAAGCCAAGTCCCGGTAAAAACTTATACTGGACGAAGTAGTTTATCTTACTCTTAGAGGGATCTTGCTCATAGTAGTTTCTCTTTATAGAAAGTATTTTTCTACTGCTTTCGTCGATAGTTACTATATACGGTAGTTTTAAGCCAGTAGGCTCGCCTTCTTCGTCTAAGTCCTCAAAGCCCTCAATGTCTAATATGGTATGAACTTCGTAAACTAAATTTTCTCTGTCCTCTGTATAGCTTGGCTTTAAACCCTCAATAGAATCTATCTGCTCGGATATTTCATCACCAGAAATATTAGCACCGCCATTTGACAAGTCTACATCACTGTAAAACCCGCTTAGCTGTTGTTTTTTAATTTCGTTTTTTGACATGCGTAAGACATGTGTTATGCGCTCGGCACTTTCAATGTCCGTGGCTTCATAGGGGACAATTAAATCTTCTGGCGCTATGAATTTACTTTTTGCTTTGTTTTCGGATGTTTCAAAGTAAACTTTTTTAAACGCTGAGCCAGCGAGAGGCAGATAAAACAAAAGCATATCTAACTCAGGGTCATACTCTCGCATAACATTTAGTATGTACCAGTTCATAAACTCTTCGACGCGCTGAGCTTGCTCTTCAACTTCTGGAGTTTTAGCCCCTACAACTTCTGTTTTTACTGGACCCTTTGCTGGTAACAATTCTTTATAGGCTTGAGCCTGAAACTGAGTAACAGCCTCGGCAAGTATTGGATGTATTACACCAGAAGCTCCCTGAAAAGGTACGGATCTAGACTCTTCAAACTTCATACCTAAATATTTCAAGCCGTCAGTGTAGGTATCTTCCCATTCACTTCTGGATGCTTTGTCGCCATCAATGGACGATAAAATATTTATAGACAATGATAAGAGAGATGCGCTATCCAAATACTCGGCAAGGTTGTCGTTAAATCCTGCTTCAATTTGCTCTGAGCCTTCCTCTTCTTCGCCGTCAATAAATATTTCATCCTCGCGAATAATAATTTCTGCGGCGTTCCGTATTTCTTCTTCCCGTGTAGGCTCAGCCCTAACAACCATGATTGAGCTGTCATCTCGGATGGCTGGATCTATGTCTTCAACTGTTTCAATAGCCATTAGTAATAAACGCTCCTTTTGCGTCCTAGAGGTTTAATCTCCTCTGTATAATCGTCTTTAAGCGCGACAAAGCCGCCCTGCCTAAACCTCATTAATGCCATTGTACCGCTGTCACAATAGTCATCATTATCGCCAAATGGAAATGATGCCATTTCTTCTATTACCTCTTGGGCAAATCCCTTATCAGGAGCCCATACCATACCAGACTCAAAAATAGGTGCAACAGAGTTCATTCTGGCAATCTTGTCTTGACCTCTCGAAGGCGTGTACGCTTGAACAGGTATACCCATTCTTCTTAATTCTTGTGTGAGGGGAGTGCCACTTGCCTTAGCCTCAATCAGTACGCAGTCTGGATTCCAATATTTGTACTCTTCTTGAGCCAATTTTTTTAACTCTGGAAAGTCCAGTCTAACCCTTTTAGCGTCCAAAAGCATAATCTGCTCTGGGCCATCCACTTCTGGCGTAAATATAGCCCATGTGGTTATTGCTGAATAATCAGCCGTTTCTTTCTTTGAAAAAGCCGTATCATAGCTTTGAATAACATAAGTGTAAGCAGGAACATAGTCTTTTTCCCACATTCGCCACCATTCTCTTTTTACGATAGAGCCAGCTTCTGCGGTCGGATTTTGTAGCCATTGAGCATTCCATTTGCTTACTGGTAGGGATGCTTTGACCGATAAAAGCTCTTCTTTTTTCCAATATTCTGGCCAGAGTGGCGTTTCTGATTCTGGCATTATAGCTGGAAACTCGACCACCTCCCACTGATCAGCATGTTCTTCAGATTGATTTTTTAACACCTTTCCAACCAAATCCTTAGTTGACCATCTAGTCATTACGATGACTATTATTCCGTTTGGCTGTAATCTTTGACGAGGACCTGATGTATACCACTCGTAAGCCGATTCCATAGCAGTTGGCGATAGTGCATCCTGCTCAGAGTGAGGATCATCAATGATTAACAAATCCGCACCACGGCCAGTAATTGCTCCGCCAACACCAGCATAGAATGCTTCACCCTCTTGATTGGTTGTCCACCGTCCAGCAGACTTGTTGTCTGACTGAAGTTGTAAGTTTGGGAATATATGCTGGTACTCTTCGCCATCAATAATATTTCTTACTTTACGACCAAATCGTACAGCAAGCTCAGCCGTGTGGGTCGTCTGAATTATCTTAAGATCACCTCGCAAGCCCATCATCCAAGCGGGAAAGAAGGTAGAGGCAAACTCAGATTTGGAGTGTCGCGGAGGTAGGCAGACGATTAATCGTTTTAGCTCGCCCCTAGAAATTCTGTTGAATTTTTCACCAATGATCTTATGGTGTCGGCCTTCAATGAACTCTGGCCACAAATGATTTATAAAGGAAATAAAGTCTTTCTGACAGGAGTCTTGCTTATCCATTTGCTCATAGCGATTTAAGAGAGCGAGCGCCTCAGTTTTTTCGTCGTCACTAAGTATGTCAAAATCTTTAGCTAAAAGGCTTTTAGACATGCTCCCATGAGTCCCCTTTGAAGAGAAGCGCTTCTGCCTCTCTCCGTCTCACTAGACCGTCTAAGACCTTACCGCCAGCTTTGTTCCAGCGTTTTATTTGATAAGGAAGGTCGTTAAACTCGTTAGAGTTTAGCTTTTTAAGTAAAGTAGATGTGCTTAAGTTTGTAGGCCCCAAATTAAAAGTCCAAGCCACTAACGCATCAAACTGATGCTGAGTCAGCTCTGGCTCAACCATTTTATTGACGTATCCCTCAAACTCTGCAAGGTCATCTTTGAGCAACTGCTCAGCGCATTCTTGACTTATTTCTTGACCCTCGGCAACGTCAGCGCCTGTATGGCCATAGCCAATGGTAAGCACGCCGCCTGAACAGACGTATGGCGCCAACTTACAGCCCTCAAACTTTTTAATCAGCTCAATGCCTTCTTGTGATGTCTTCATTAATCTTCCTTAACATGACTAGCGCCAAAGTAAAAAGCACTTATTCCAGATACAAGCCCACCGAGATACCCCAAAACAAGAGATACAATAGTATCGCTATTAGCGTCAGGGGGTTGTATAGTGACCAGAAAGATATAACAAAGAAAACCGACAAGAGCAAGTAATCCAAATATTCGTGGTGTCCAATCTCCTCTATGAGCTTTTCTAGCGTCTTGAACATCAGCAGTCTCCAATGCAAATATGTCAACGTCCATTTGAGCCATTTTAGCCTCAAAGTCTAATTCTGCCTCTTTGATTGCTACTAATTGCTCTGGAGTTGCATTTTGTATAGCTTTTTCAATTGCTTTAGGCTCGTTCTTAACGCCTAGCTTATCTGCAATAGCAGACATGGCGGCACCAGCTAGAGGCGACCCCATAGCTGTGGCTAGTGTCGGTGCAACCGCGCCAATAATTCCTTTCAGTGCTCCAAGATTCATTCTTCCACCTCTGGCTCGTCAACTGCTTGTACCGAATCTCGCAAAGCCTGCTCTCTCCAACCAAGCGCAACGCGAGCGTCAACCAAATCTTCTTCTGCCTCAATGCAGTGATTTTGAAGATCCATTACTTTTTTTCTAAGCTTCAAGACTTGAACGTAGTGAATTTTACAAGAGTTGCTTAAATCTTCGACCGAATATTCTACGTCATCGACCGTAAGCATTGGAGTGTTTTCATTGGCGTCTTCAGACATAATAATACCCTTTGTAAATAAAAAGCCATTATACATACTTGCAAAAGTTTGTAAAACTATTTGCGATGCCTGCGAGTTTTCGTAGCTACTTTTTTAGGCTGAGTTGAGAATTGTTTTCCTTCTTTGGTGTCTTTACGCTTTTTTCTGCTGGTCGCGGCATATTCTTTTGCGGACATAGATTTTATTGCTTTCTCTGGCAGGTATCTTTCGCCCGTAGCTTTTGGCCCTTGCGTGCTAGGCTTTCCAGACTTAGTTGTCCACTTCTGTGCTGTCCACTTTTTAAGCGAGCTTTGCGGTTTTTTTAACCCAGCCATTATTAGTTCCTGTATCCGCCGCCAGCATCTTTGTACTGCTTGGCAAGCATTTGAGCTTTGCGAGCCGACCACTGTCCTGATCCGCCACCCTTGCTACCTGCTTTAATTTTGTTAAACAAGTTTTTTCGCATGGTGGGCTTAGTGTAATTGCCAGCAGAATTTACTGTAGATTTCTTTTTCTCTACCATGCTTTGCAACTCCAATACCTTGCAGAAAAAGTATCGCCAGCAGTTTCGCACTTGTGACGAGCCCTGAAGCTTTTCCTGTTAGCTGGCTGATCTTTTTTAATGCTCATATTTTGATCGCCAAATCTAACAATCTTAACCTCATTTCCTTTTTTTGCCAGAACTGCTGATTTCTTTGAAGCATCAGGCGTTCTCTTAGGTTTATTGTATCCAGAAAAAGTTTCTCCCCGATAGGCGAGTCGTCCAGACTTGCTTCGGGTCACATTTTTTGTTGTCGCCATGCTATTACCCCAATGGATTGCTATTTTCTAACTTGTAAACAAGCTTTTCAATTTTGCTGTTAAGCGACCTAATCTGGCCTTGAATAGTCGATATTCGACTTTTATTAACCTCGACCCCGCTATCCAACGCGCTTGTATCTTCACTTTGAAGATCAGAAATGTTTTTTTCAAGTCGTTCAATAATTTCTTTAGCATTGTTTGTCTCCCCTTGCATGGTGGCTATTTTACTTGATAAGCGCCCTACATCGCTGTTATTTTGCGTTACTTCTAGCGTAGTAAGACGTTTCTCCATTGTACGGATTTCCTCAACATTATACAGTTCTGCCATAGAACCTTCCAGTTGGGCTACTTTTTCTTCCATTGTGGCGAATGTCATAGCGACACCGCCTAAAGCACCTAAAATACCTATCCAAGTGCCTATTTGTTCTGCATCTATATTCATCGTGGTACTACCTCGTATATGGGCGCTTCGGGGTCAATAAATTGCGCCTCGATAATGCTTATATCAGACCAAAAATTATCACTAACGCCTACTGCCTGTCCTGCCCATTCTACGTTTAGTTGGTCAAGAAGCATCTTATCTATACCTACTTCTGCGCTATCATAAAATGCCTGAACAGTTTCGGTAGCCTGTGTTGTAAACGTAGTTGATTCAATAATCATCCCAGAATATTGTTCAAGCATATTCTTTGTACGACTAGCTACTACCATATTCTCAATACTAGCTTGATAGGCTTCTCTTGTTTCTTGCTTAATAGCTCGCAAATCGTTGTCTGTAGCGTACTTCTCCATACCTATTTTGGTCGATTCGTCAGCGGCTTCTATCTCAGCGGCTATGGCAGTAACAGTTGCAATGACTTGAGCTTCCTCAATCATGATATTTTTCTGCTCTTCAAACTCTACCTGCTGAGTAATAATCTCGTCTTGGATAAGTAAGCCAGTTAAATACTCTTGGGTAGACTCTTGTAGCGCAGTTTCATAAGCAGAGTTAAACGCATCTGTCTGCGCTTGCGTAACGTGATACTGCTGGCCTGTAGTGGGGTCTACGATTGTAGTAGCACCAGTAACCATATTAGCGGCCATCTGACTAATAAAGTTGTCTTTTTCAGGCCCAATCAGGTCATTTATGTCTGCTGTTTGATCCTGTAGATCCGTTAGATCCCCGTGCTCTGCTAGAACGATAAATGAGAGGCTGATCAGGAACCACATCAGGGCGATTCTTATAAAAAGTATATGCATCATCACCTATTAATCCTTGATTTACAGGACACGGAGTCCCTGATTCATAAAGCGCCCACCACACGCGGTAGTCTTGGCACATGACGCTCACAGCGGCTACTTTTAGCCCTAGAGCATTTAATTGTTTGCTGAGCTTAAGGCGCTCGCAGGTCTCATCTTTTATGGGACTACCAAATGCTAATCCAAATACTTGCGTTTGTACACCCGCAGATCCACTAAACGTACACACATCTTGATTATAACTAGGGCTACTGGGGGCAACAGCCGTGTTTACTGGCGTACCCTCCTGCGAAACAGTCGTAGATGTCCTGTTATCAATGGTTTCGGCGGACTGTTGGTTATTAGACCCAAAGTCACCAACTGTCGCATCCTGCGGCTCTTGAGCTAAGCTATACGAGCTTAGACAGAACGCCAGTGGCAATAACCAGCGCATACAGCCCCCAGATAGTGTTTTGTTGTAATTTAAACTTATCCGCGCCAGAGTCTAGCCTTCTGCTAATTTCTCGCAATTCTATAGCGCATCTCTCTTCGTGCTTTTCAAGTTGTATTAAAACTTCTCTTGCTGAGAGCCGTTTTACTGTATTTGGATTTTTAGGTCGTCCGCGCTTTGCCATTTTATTATCCTATAAAAGTAAGTATTTGTATTCAGTGCAATTAACGCCCTGATCGACATCGTTGCTCGAAACCGTTGTCACTAGCTGTAATTTGTCTGTCAGGCCGTAAGAGTTTGCGGCATTTGTTGCTGAGGACGTTCCATCGGTCACGCGGGAAGTCATGTGGGTGCAACCAAAATCTTTTACAAGTGCAATAAAAACCTCAGTAACGGCAGTGTTAGGCATGCTATACGCCGAGTTTGCCACTATTGCATTTGTTATTGCCCACGAGCTTTCCATGATCATTCCAATAAAGTAACCGACTATTGATCCTTCATCCAACATCTCAATAATTCTTACTCTTGGATCGTCAATTTCAAACTGACTTTTGATGCAGTCAATTTTTTCTTGGGTCGTGTTAAAATCTTTCGATTGATCAAATCCCATGTTTGTATCAATTGTTGTCTGATTACCTAAGTACATTGACTCAAGAATATTTTCATCTACTGCACTGACTTCTCTGACGGATATACTCATTTTTTACCTATACGTTAAATTTGTAGACCATTTCATCGCCATCACTGTTGCCGACCAGACCGATCTGTTGGGCGTTCCAAACTATAAGAGTGCTTTTTGGCTGGCTACCGCTTGCGGCAACCTGCGTAAAACTTGAAATATCAGCCTCGTTTAGTGTTAACACACGAACGTCTGAGCCGCCAGAAGAATACATTACCCCGCCATCCAGTCTTGAAATTGTTACCGAAACAAAAATATTATCACCTGCCGCGAATTGTGGGGCTAAAGAAATACCAAACTGTGCAAAACTACTGCAAGTTATTGAGATCATATTATAATTTACGCCCTTCAAGACTATTCCTGCTTGTGTGCTGGCTTTTGCAGGCTTAAAAGTTCCATATCTGGAGGTGCTTAAATTTTCGCTTCGAGAAACCCCCCGAATTACTGCAAATTTTGTAGTAAGCGTACCCCTCGTTGTAATTTTTTTTAACGAGCCAACACCAGATGCGATTTGCCCAGAGCTTGTTGTCATAAGTAACTACCTTTATATACCGCTACCAAATATTATAAAGTTAGGTGCGGCGGCTGATCCGCCGTTTCCTGTTCCCCGAACGCAAACCAGCTCTGCAACACCGCCAGTAACAATGGTTATGTTAGTGTTCTGTCCGTCGTTCGAGGAGCCTGTTAACACGCCCACAAACTGAGCTGTGCCACCGCCGTCAACATCCAAGGTTATGGTATCGTCGCTTGCGTTGACTATGACAAAAGTTTTTCCTATGTCAGCCGCCGCCGCATCGAACAAGTCAAACTCTCCAGCACCTGAGCCGTAGTAAACAATTCGTTGCCCAGCGTAAGACTTAAAGTCAGCCGATGAAATGTTTCCTGTAATTAAGGATGTGCCGTTAGCTAAGCTAGGTGAGCTTGTTACGCTAGGAGATTTTAAAGTTCCTGTAGACGGGTTGTAAGTAAGTGCTCCAGTGTCATCTAGCAGAGCATTGCTTTCATTGTTAAATACAACAGGAAAATTTGTATTTGCCGTGTTATCACTAACTGTCACAGTTGTCGCTAAGGTAGCTGTAGCCGAGTTGCCTGTGCAAGAACCAGACGAACCACTAGTATTACCTGTTACATCACCTGTTAGTGCTCCGTTAATGGGTTTGCCAAAAGTAACTTTTTCGCTACCGTTAGTGGTGACGAAAGTCATGTATGCAGTGTCAGCCTCTTCAATAACTAATGCTGTAGCAGAGTTGTCGATTACTTTGATTGAGCTTGCCGCGCTAAATCTTAATGCACCGTCAGCACCAGCAGATAGAGTAAGGTCGCCTGAGATGTCAGCATTACCATCAATGTCTAAGCTGTCACCTTTGATCTCGCCTGTTACGTCTATAGGTTTTTGTAGCTTAATTAAATCAGGCTCTATTACTACTTGTTTGAAAGATACCGCACCAGCTTTTGGTACGTTAATTTCAAACTGACCTTCGTAGCTTGCGTTAGTTGCATCTTTAATAACGCCACGAGTTGCCGCCCACTCTACTTCAGTGCCGTTGTCAGTTTTGCCTTTATATTGAAAATTACCTACTACATCGCCATCTTTATTATCTGAATTATTTGCTTTTGTTCTTTTAAGAACTATATCAGGTGCACCTGAAGTGCCATCGTTTGTGCTTTCTATAATTAAATTATTAGCTAACTCACCTGATGTTAAAGTGGCAACACCTGCTACGTCTATTCCGTCTTTGTGTATTTCAAGTGCATTAGTTAGAGTATCTGTTCCACCAGAAGCGTGTTGAATCCTTACAGTAACCTTGCCTTTTTCTTCACCATTAGATACGTCAGGTGAAGTTGCAAATAGTTTAGCGTAAGTGTAGTTTGCTCCAGCATCATTTAACCCTTTGAAGTTAATAACCCCAAGAGTATCATTGTCACCGACATCGTTAGGTTGATTGCAAAAAAGAGTTAAATCTGGAGCACCTTCTAGACTTGAACCACTATTATTGTTTTCAATTAAAAACTGTTCGCCAAGATTTGTTGATTTAAAATGTACTGTGCTAGTGCCAGTATCAACATCGAATATAGCATTACCCGTATCAATATCTACAGCACCGTTAATATCTAATGAACCGCCTGTTATGGCACCAGTGGTTGTGATCGTGCTGGAACCGTTGTCAATGTTTCCGAATCCAGAAGTTATTGACCCAGAGTTCAAAGCGCCAACGGCGGTTGCACTTGAAATGTCAGAAGTAAGTGCTAGAGTTCCTGTTGATGTAGGAAGGGTGACGGTAATGTCTGCTGTAGAGGCTGGCCCTATCAAGGTTACGGTGTTTGTGCCATTAGAGGCCAGTTCTCGAAATCTTAATTTAGCTCCAGCGCCACCCTGTGCTGGTATCAATGGTCCAGAAGAATCAATGTCGAATACTGAAATAGCGTTCCAACCGCCCTGTGAGTCATCCGTGTATGGGGAGGTGCTACCTGTATTGGTGTTTATGAATCGTATATCATTAAAATCGTTACCGAATATCAAACGAGGCGTGTAATTAACAAATTTTATTTTTGCTGAGTTGGCTGTTGTAAACGCACGGGGTGTTGTTCCGTCCATGCCTCTGGCAATTGTGAGCGTTGTTCCGCTTATGCCATAAACCATAACAGACTCATTAACGCCCCCTGAGCCATCGCTTAGTATTGCTGGCGAGGGTCTTGTAGCTGTAGCCGTAACGGTTGAGGATATATTGCTTGAAGTAGTAAGGGATGTTGCGCTGTCCGACAAGTCTGAGCCCAAAGCGCTTTCTGGTGCGCCTGAGCTTTCTTTGGTCATAAAATATTGATGACGACCTGCGTAGACTACGTTTTGACCGTTGTTGTCAACCATGTCCTCAATGACTGTTGCACCTGCGCCTGTGTTGCTTGTAATTTTAAAGGCGGCGGCATTTTTCTTGTCGGCGTCATCAGTGCCGTCAAGACCAAGTAGAAATGCGCTTTGTTTGGCCGATGTGTTATAAGGTGAGACTTGCTGTCCGACTCTCATCGAATCAGAGGTTGTGGTGCCTGTTACGGCTATGCCAGAGCTTGTTGTTGCAAGCTTTTTGCTGTTGTCATGATAAAGATCTACTGCGCCGTCTTTTGTAGCTTCAATGTATTTTTCTGTGGACGTATGAGAGCGCAAAATAAGCTTATCGGCTTCAACCAATAAACCGCCAGAAGATACGACTTCTTCGCGGATTATACTGTTTGTGCCATCATGGTAGATTTCTAAATCATTACCAGTACCGAGGCGAATCTTGGCGTTGTCAATAAGGTCTATACCGCCAGAGGTGTTGTCAACTGAAATCTTGGTTCCGCCAGTGGTGTTACCAGCCGCTAAAACTTCTGCTAGTGTGTCAAAAAGAACAATCTGTGAAGCGACGTATGCTTTGATCGACTGCTGAGTGGCAAGCGCCGTTGCGCTGTTACTGCTCATGTCGTCTTCGTCTTTGATGTCAGTAACCGTAATCGAGCCAGTGCCTTTGAAGCTGGCAAACTGTGCCAGCTTGGCAAAAATAATTTTTTCACTAGTGTTGGTTGTATCAAAAGTTATGTAAGCATTGTCGGCTTCTTCGATAACCAATGATGTTGAGGAGTTATCAAGTATTTTTATGGAGCTGGCCGCAGAAAATCTTAATGCGCCGTCGGCTCCAGCGGAGAGTGTCAGGTCGCCCGATATGTCTGCGTTGCCGTTGATATCTAAACTTGTGCCAGCGATGCTTGATGCACCGTTAATAGAAACCCCTGTGAGGTCTAGCGTTGGACTTATATCGATAACCTTGGCACCAGTGCCTGCGCCGTCCATGTACACAAGTTTTGTTTTGCCGTTGGATATGTTGACCGTGCCGCCACTGCCCTGCTTAATTTGCGTAATGGCTGTGCCTGTTGTGGCGTTCTCGATGAGCATTACACGGCTGATTGTGTTCGGGGCGAAGGTAATTACTTTTGTGCCAGACAATGATCCTGAAGAGGTCATCGCAAAATACATTGATCGTGCTTTGTCGTTGTTTGTTGCGGTGGCCGTTCTACCGTCGGGTATAGTGAAGGTGGTGTCGCCAGTAATAGCGACCGTATTGTAGCCTAACCCCTCAGAAATTGCTTTAAGGTTAAGGTTTGTGGTAGTTCCCCAAGTACCTGAGCCTTCGCCAGTGGCGAGCTCTGTCAGTCGCAAATTGTTTACATAGGTTGCCATTACTAATCCTCAGCGGGTAACACAATAGAGTAAAAAAATATAGCCCTATTGTATACACCTGAGTGATCAGTGCAACTGTGCTGGCAACCCTTGGAACTTTCTGTTTAATATCTTGCGTACTTTGTTTGTATTTATTTCTGCATCAGGGTGCAAGCTGTTCACTTGTCGTTCAATCCTGCGAGCACCCAAACCTCTGTCGCGGAGCCGATAAATGGTCTTGAGGATGGCCTGCTCTTCAGGTATCTCGACCAATCGTGACCTAGACTTGTTTCCGTGCTTCTCTGTGACCTTTTCATACCCGTAGGGAACAGATCCGCCGATGAAGTAACCCCTGCCAGCCCAGTCAACCTTCCCATCGCCGAAACGATCCTTGATTGTCGCATGCTCGATCTCAGCAACCGCTGAAAGGACCATTAACATGATCTGGTTGGCCATGCTGTTCATATCGAAGCGAGATTTAAGCCCCTTTTCGCTTTCTTCCTTGGGATATACGATTGGCATGTCCCCAAACTGCTCGCAGAAGTACAAGCTGATGCCGATTTCCTGCAAATGGGGGATGGTATTCAATAAATCACCGCTAGAGCGCGACAATCGATCCAGACGGGTACTTACGACCACATCGTGACGATCTATAACGTCGGTGAGCTCGCGTGATGCTGGTCGATCTAGGATGGGTCTGGTGCCTGACACGCCGTCGTCAATAAAGAACTGATCAACCTCACGATTGTACTTTTCTCGGACGAATTCAGAGATATTGTTAATCTGCTGATCGAGAGAAACGCCAGACTTGACCTGCTCCTTGGTGGATACGCGAACGTACCCGTAGATTTGATTAATTTGCTTTAGCGGCTTTCCCATATTAGTGTCCCCAGCCCATTGCAGTTTCGTATTGTGGCTGGCCATCCCACTTGGAAGCGTTAGCGTAACTGGCCACGCGGAATCCGCCATACTGATTGATTCTCTTGACCATAACGTCATCAGGGTTTATGTCGCTGACGTTTATTTTGGCTGGTACAACGTATGTTGTGCCAGATTGTAGGTCTGAAATGTTAGTGCTGGCGGTAGGTATTTTTACAACCTTGACGGTTTTTGGTGTTTTTCCAACAATCATGTAAAAATCGATGTTGGTTTGATCGTAGCCCCAAGATGCGGAATAGATGTCACCCACCTTAACATTTTTGGCGGCATCTGCGCTTTTTTGCTCAGCTTCTTTTTTGCGTTTCAGTGCCGAGCCAATGTTAGTATCGACCCTGTCGATATACTTTTTAGCCCAAGCCTCGGCATCTTTTTTGGTGGGGAATCTGTACTGATAATCAACCTTTGATCGCTTGCCGTGGTAGGCAATGGCGCCGTAAAGCTTTTGGCCGTGGAGCACATTGTCATAGCCTTGGCTGTCTCTCGAAGCCATCTCGTACAGGTAAACAATTGCGTTTTCGCCTTCAATGACAACTGGGTTGTCAGTATAAAAGCTAACGTGTCTAGCGCGAGCATCAAGATAATTTTCTTTATACATTAGACTTCTCCTTTCGTTTTTTGATTTCCATTGAGGCGTAATGGTACTCGTCCCAATATTGGCCTGCTTTAGGGTTCCAACCGTCCCCAACTCTGGCCGCCTCTAGAGCATCCGACTGGATGAACTCTAGTGATTCGATTGGCAGTTTAGCAAACCGATTCATGGTTTCTGAGTGCCAAGTGTGGGGAAGGTTAGACATAAACAGCTCCTTAGCTATGTAAGTGCAAAAGGTTGAATTCAGTGGGCAGGTAGCGACGCTTTTTGAATCCGTGGAAAAAAATTGACCGAGGGGCGGCATGAGGGTCATCAGCATACATTCCTTGGCGCTCGTCCCAAGTCATGCTCTTGGCATTGGTAATGCCGTAATAGTTTCCTTTGAACCTTACAGAGAAGCTAACAACCCCCCTGAAATAGCTTGCGACGACATTATTACCATTATTGAACGAATGTTTTACAAAATAAACTCTGTTGCCGTTGAAGGTTTCACTTTTGCTGAAGTACATATTTTTGCTCCTTTTCTCAGTTGATGAACACATTATACAACACTCCGTGTCGATGTGCAAGCTTTTATACAAATTATTCAAATAAAAATAACGATGGCTCAGCAACACCTCGGCGAATATATTCTTTCGCTTCTCTAAGCGTATGTGTACTGTCATCAAACTGCCAGAACTGACCGCGTCTGACTTCAACTTGCCAGCGAGTAACCAGAGTGTCATGCTCGTTGTACTCTTCGGCACGCTCAACTTTGTAAGTGTGGATGCCTTCAGCATCTTTTGCCGTAACCAAATAAACGCCATCAGACTGTCTGGTAGTTCTAAGAATTTCTCTATACATATAAATTTCTCCAGTTGATGGACACATTATACAACACTCCGTGTCGTTGTGCAATCTTTTATACAAATTAATTTGGGGGGTTGCCCCCCCTCCTTTTTAGATGTCTGCGTGATCGGCTGGGGTGAAGTCTTTGCCAAGAACTGGCAGTACCGCATTAGTTAAAAAATCTGCGCTTCGAGATAACTCCCTAGCTAACCATGTTTGGTTGTTCCAGAACATCCACGCATCATTGTTCGACACAGCGTTTCGTTTGGGCTCATCGCCAAGGGCTTTAAGAATGTTTGCACTTTGCTCTCTGAGACTTGCGATGCGCTTAACAGTAACGTCTGTTGACACTTGAGCTGGCAACTGACCAGACCCATCGCACTCGCCGTGATGTTGATCCCATTCGACAACAAACCCATGCTTGGCTAAAAGACCAGTATCGTTGTTGACGCGCTGAGTGCGACCGCACACTTGACATACGCCACTGTGAGTTGCACCGTTCTTGGCTACTGGGTTAACTTTTTTGGCTGGCCTGATGACTGGCTTAAACTTGGCTTCGTTGCGAGCTAAAACGAGATCTGTAATGAACTGCACTTGCTCTTTAGTTTTGACGTGAGCCCACATAGGAAAGTGCTTCTCGCGAACCTGATGCAGATCCAAAGGAGTGTTCCACTTCTGCCAGAAATCGATCCACTCGTCACTGAATGTTTCGCTTCCTTCATTGATGCGATCAGGTATGGCGATGCCTGCATTCTCTAACGCCTGTCGGTCAATTCGTTTTACGCCGTCAAAAGCGCGGTTAAGCTTGTTAAGAAAGTCTTTTTGAGCCGCTTTTGAGCGGAAGCTTGCTGGTACTTCTAATACTGATTTATCCATGATTTGACCCCTTTTCTCAGTTGATGGTGCTATTATAGGGGATGCCGTGTCGATATGCAAGCTTTTATACACATCTATCTATATTTATTTTTGTGTAAGGGGTTGCACAACGACACGGAATGCTCTATAATGTGTTTGAAATCAGGGGAAACATTATGAGCGCAACTAAAATTAATCTTGCTTGGACTTATTACGACGAAAAGCTTGACATCACCTTCACCTTGGTAGACGAAAAGCTTCACGACTACGAAACTCTAATCATTGCTGAAAAGCACCTTGTAGTAACCAACAAGGATTTGCTTATTGATCCTGATGTAAAGGGCAAAATCATTAAGCGCTGGTTCTTAGAAGAGAATGAGGCTATCAAGCTTCGCAACAAGGTTAAGCGTAAAGGCAAGCTTAGAGCTTACAAAAACTCAGTAAAAAACACTAGCATAGGATTTGGGGTAAAACAATGAGATTGCACAAAATCAAAGGTAAGAATAAGTATTGCGGTCCAGCGGCTTTATCAGCGGCGTTCGGCATTTCATCTCAATATGCGGCTAAGTTAATTCGCACTCATCACTGCGGTGCATATAACGGGTCGGTGAAAGGTACTTGGGGCGACTCTTTAAAAAGAGTATTTGATGCTTGCGGTGTTGACTCAACCTACTCTGGCATCATCCCTAGAAATGAGCAGGTAACCTTTAACCAGTGGGTCAAAGAGACCTTACCTAATAACTCTAACAGCACGTTTATCGTTGCAGTAAAAAATCATTGGATAACCATCCACAATGGATACTTCATTGATCGGGTTGTTTCAAAAAACAAGCCCGTCCTTATTTCTGATTACCCGCACCCTCGTGCCAAGGTGACCGACGTAATCGAAATTACTGGCGGCACACTTCCTGTTGAGCCCAAGAAAAAAGCGATACTGGAAGGCAAGCCATTACAAATTCGTCAGTTGGTGAACGCCTACGCCAATCATTACGGCGGCGAGCTTCAGGATCTTTGGAATGAGCTCTTGGAAGATGATTCATTTCACAAGGGATGGAATTATTGCCCACAAGCGGGCGAGCAAAACGCTTGCACCTACGGTCAAGAAGAAGCCGACTACCATCGTTGGTTGTACTTAACTGGCTCAGACTGGGTGACAAATTTTCAGGGCGGCGAGGTAAGAACCATCAACATGTTGCTTGGCAAGTGGGGTTTTATTAAAAGCAAAGGCTGGGGTGATCCAGCTTATATTTCACCAGAAAGCCGCAAAGCGGCATAGGGGGTAGTAGTGAGCGTAGTTGAAAAGAAAAGGTTCTACAATCGGGTTCGACGAACCTGCTTGAAGCATGACATCGATATCATTTACGATGGGGTGCCAAAAATGCTGGCTGGTGTTGAGCTGTTGAAAGATGGTAGCGTGATTGTTGGCGACTACTCTAGCAATGCCGCACCTCTCGATGTTAATTGGAAGCGCATTCATGAAGAGCTGAATGGCTTGGGAATCACTGGAGGTATTAAGTGAGTAAGGTAACTATTGAAATAGACAGTGAAGACGCGGAAATGATGATAAATGAATTTCGCCGATTTGTTCTGTCGGTTCGCAGGGTAGAAGATAGCGTGGTCGCGATCAAAAAAACTTTGACGGAAAAAGAACCGCTGATAAAAAAATACATGGAGGATTATGATGAATAAATATTTTGATACGCTGGACGTTGTCCATAACCTTGTAAAGAATCGTCCTTTATCTCAGCGCTTAAAGGCTTATGAAAATGCTTTGCGTCAAGAGCACGACGCTGGACCCGAAGCAAATTATATCATCAAGCTTTGGGATGATACGCCCAATAAAAACGAGGACAGAAGAAGTGGGTAAAGGCTTTAAGCAAAGACCGTCGCAGGTCAGCAAAAGTTTATTCGACGAGTCGTTCATTAGAATTTTTGCTTCGTCAAAAAATTATTGCGATCAGCATGACATGCGATTGGTTGACGGGGAGTGCGCTCATTGCGAGCAAGCTAAAAACGAAAACGAAACATTTTATCGGGGGGATGAGGATGAAAATATATCGTACTAAGCCAGCATGGGTCAAAGAGCGTGACAAGGTTGACGTTAAGCCTCGGCTTACTGGCAAAGAGCTCGAAGATTTTAAAATAAAATCTGAAAGCTTTGTTGAGTCGGTTGCTATAGCGTGCGCTCAGATTGATCCGACTGGTTCAACGCGGCTGGTCCAAGGATGGCGAGAGCGACAGCGGGTACAACGCCCCGATCCACCAGATCTCGAAGACCTTTAATTCCTTTGGTGGCGAGGGTTGTTCTAACGAGAGTAACCATCTCTTGTCGCTCACCAGCATTAGGGAATTGATCAACAAGTCTAGCGTCCAGCTCTTCTAGCTGTGGCGCTACTTTTTTGAACGCCGCATCAATTCTACCCTGCATCTCAGGCGGAAGTCTTTCAATCTCAGGTAAATATCTGCTTGGCGTGAAAGTCCAGTCATAAGTGTCACCAACAAGCTTGCCTTGATTTTTACCAAACTCTATGCTTTTTATATTTTTACCAAAAACATCTTTTAATAATTTTTTAGTGTTACCCTGCCAAGCGATGGGGTTTTCTTTGGCGTTTTTATTTTTAGGGTCTTTCCACTTTTTGAGTATTGCTAACTCTTCATCTCCTGCTGAGGCAATTTCAAAACCGTTTTTGCTGTGAACAGCAAATAGCATGTCCCTGACATTACCCTCTGCTGTTTTTTTGCCGTAAGTTTTTCTTAATACCTTTGTGATCTCCAGTAACTCTTCACTGGTAATTGTGCGGCCAAGATTTATTTTTATCGCATCACGATCTGCCGCCTTTTCTGCTTTCGTTATGAATGTGTAGCCCACTGTATCTTGAGCGCGAATTAATCCTTCAGCCGCGCCGATACCCTCAACTAATGTTTGACTTGAAGGATCGATAAATTCTTTTTTGGTGTCTTTAGGTATTAATTTTCCAACAGCAATTGGCTGACCAATACCGGGCGATACCGCATCTTCGCCTCTGGTAGTGTACAATCCTGCTCCTGAGTATTGAGGCGGCATAAGCGCTCCAACTTCAGAAGCGATAACGCTCTGCCCTTGCGGGTTCATTAATATATCGTCCTGCGTGGCGCTAAAGATATCCAGCATGTCTGGATTTTCTCCAAGCCCAGAAAGATGACCTAAGCTTTTAGATGGCATGGCTTCGGTTCGTATTATTGCCTCTGGTGTGTAATCAGAAAACATTCCGCCTGCCCGCGCTAGTGTACTGCTGTCGTCCTCAGCTTTTTGTGCAACCCAGATAGCGGCCTGTACTTGGTCTTTGTCCCAGTTGTCGCTACCAGCCAGTTTATTTTTATTTGCATAGTCCACAAGGTTGCCAGTTTCTCGATCCATAAATCGATGCTGGGCTTCGCTTAGGCCGCCTGACCAGTCTGATCCATCAGGATGCTTGTAGCCGAACGCACGCGCTTGTCTTATGTCGTTGGTTTGTCTTACTCGATTATCCACCTGAGCTAGAGCCTCAAAGAACGGTTGTCGCTTCGGACCCAAGTCATCGCCAACACCCGTAAATATTTTTTCGATAGCCCTGCTCTGGTTAGTTGGGAACCGTCCCGTCCAAACTTTGTCGCCCATCAAGCCCTGATTGAAACCTTTAATAGCCATTGGTGCGTTAGCTGACACTGAGGTTCCCTGACTTGTGATTGCCGCAGTTGCCGCGTACAAATCTTCGAGACCAGCTCTATCGCCAGACATCATTTTTGCCCAGTTATTAGTGTCCTTATACCAGTCTTTATAATTCTCTCCGTCCTTAAGATATTTTTCTAGCTTTCTTCGCATTGCGCTTAGCGCTTGTGGCGACTCTAAGCCCCTTGGGCCACCTCGGTACTTGCCTGACGTTGATACTCTGTCGGCAACCTGAATGTCTCTGGGCTTCGAGTCTGGCCCTTTAAACTGCAATCTTGGCCTATCAGCGGCCACATTCACCTGCCTGATGTTTAATAGCTCCTCGGTTGTTATAATTGGCTTGATCTGTCTACCAGCCTGAGCCGCCTTTTGTATAGCCCTTGGGGCTTTGAGTATAGCGGCGATTGGGGGTGCAATGGCGGCAGTCGCATCGCCAGCCAAGCCTGCAAGTTGAAGCGTTGCGTCAACATAATTTCCTTCCTGAACATTTTGTTTGTAGCTTGGGGTTCGCTCCCCTTTAGTAAACGCTGGTATTATGTCTGAAAATTTATCCTGCTCACCTGATGGCATTTGAAGTCCCTTGCCAGCCATGTCAGGTAGTGAACTTCCGGGAATCATATAAGAACCAAACACAGCCGCCTGCGCGGGGGTGAGCGGCGGTTCATTTTTAGCTTCCTGCGCCTGCTCTAGGCGTTGCATGTGCTCCTGCATAAAAGGGGAGCCAAATATCTCTTCAATTTTTTGTGACAAACTTTCTAAGCTCATGCCTCACCTTTTAACTGATAGTATTCTTCTGCATTCGCGCCATACAACATGGTCGCGGCCACAGGGATAGATACGCCGTACATTTTGCTTATCTTAATTATTTCAGGGTCGAATATAACATAGTTATACTTATTTGATCGAGAGCCTAAATTTTCTATCGCTTCCTCTTTTGTTTTGTGAAAGCTAATTGCGTTATCTCGCAAATCTTCACCAGCTCCAAAACGTGAGACTCCGTAGCCACCGTGGCTGGGTACAACCACATAACTTGTTTCGGCGCTCGTTTGATATGGGTGCTTGTTTGGATCGTACAGTTCAACACGAAAGTCAGATGCGTAAGAGTCATCAAAATATCGGATGCCTTTAATTCCACGGTCGGACAACTTTTTGAGCTCCTGAAGAGCTGGCCCGAATGGATCATCATCGGCGATACCCATAACATCGGCAAGCTCGTTACCTTCCATCAGCTCAAGCTTTTCTAAAAGCGTTGTGGGTGGTGGTATATCGTCTAGGAGCTTACCGAGTAAAGCTTCCTCAGCCTTGTATGACCCAGAAAGGTCAGCATCAAAAAGATTGTTTAGGTTCTCTTGAGGGGTAACATTGCTAAATATTCTTCCGTCGTCCGCGTCGAAGTGATCGTAAAGCTTTTGCTTGACGAACTCTGACTGCTGAGAAAAGGGTAGGTTTTCTTGAATGAACTGATCAACGTCAGCGTTAATATCTAATTTGTGAACGCCACCCATTGATCCGCCAGCGGCCTTGGGCCCCAATCGGTCATCGATAACAATGTAAGATTGATCAGGGAATATGTACGTTGTGCTGTCAAAATCAGCGTCCTTCATTATGTCATCAGCCGAGAGTTCGTTGTCTATAAGATCCCTAATTCTCTTATTGGTTGCATCGCCATAATTTGACCACTCTTGAGATCCCATGTCCTGTCCGCGAGGCAAATTATATTTACTGGCAAGCATGTCAGCAGAAGAGCCTTCCTTGGGCGGAAGTTGGTGGTCATATTTATATCTAGCTATTTTAAAATATTGTTCGGCTGTTTGCGTCTGCCCTGTAGCGTAAAAACCCTTGCCGTGAGCCTGCATGGACCCTGATTCGTCCATAAAGCTGAGGTCAACCTTGTCGATTCCTGCACCAGAACCGTGGTAGCTGGTCGGTACTGGGACGTTGCTTTGCGTCATCGCTGTCTGCAATAGCTCACCTGCGTCCACACCTGTACCACTTGCAAGGTCAGTTAATTGCATCGCGTCCATATTTTTGATAATCTCTATCGCCTCTTCGGGAGCGTTAACATTCAGCGCTCTCATGGCGGTGATAAGAACCCTTGGCGCTTGCAAGACTCTGCCAGCCGCCGCTCCAACAATTGGAACCGTCGCGGTTAGCACATCACCAAACGCACCCACACCTTTTAATCCAGCATCAAAATATCTGCCTTCCGCAACATCCTCGGCATAGCTAGGATTTCGCTGTCCCCCAAGCATTTCGGCGGTGGTCAAATCCTTATCAGGGAACTGAGGAAATTGACCTTTAAATTCCGCGAGACCTGCACCGGGCGCAAAGCCCATGCCTATGTTTGAAAGTTGGGCAGGAGTGAGCTCCTGAGTATTATCTCGTAGAGCTTGGATGGGGTCACTAGGGCCCAACCGATTGAGGAGTGCGAGGTCGAGTGCGCGAGTCATTTCAGTTTTTTCTGACGGAGCGCTTTCATCACTCGCTGATGTTCGCTTTGAGTTGCGGAACCGCCTGTCTCTTCTCCAAGAATTTCCAACGCTCTTTCGCGCTCGCGTCTTACTTTTCTGTCTCGTTCACCTTTATCGTTTCGACCCATAATTGATCGTCGCACAAAATTGCCATATCTTTGTGCGATACTTTTCTCTTTGCTATCCATCACCGTCACCTGTTGGCTGAATTAATTTGCTTTTGAGTATAACCAGCCACTGGTCGAATGTCACTACCGCTGTCTGCATGTTGTCGTGAGGTAAAGCAGGGTTAATGTAGTGCAAAGGTATGCACACTCTTACCCCTTTGTTGTTGAATTTATAAACCAGCACAGGGGTCAGCTCGCCGCACGCGGCTAAAATCTGATCCCACCATGCAGGCGCATACCACCAGCCGTCTTTGTATGCTTTACACTCAATGGAGTGGAGAGGTATTTCGATGTCGGACAGATCTTTGGTTTGATATTGGTCGAGGTTGCGCTTGCACCTGAAGTCCAATCCGCTGTCCGTGAAGAATTCGTTTAGCCGTTTGACGATGTCGCGCTCAAATGTCGCGCCCTTGTTCCGTGAGTCTGCCACCCTTCCAATCCCCTTATGAAAATGGCATCATACTCCTTTTCGATTTGTTTGAAAAATTAAAAAAAATTTTCTCCAGATTAACTTTCAATCTTTACTCCAGTTTTGCTTATGGGTTGGGTTTGGACTCCCCCCAGAATCTCCAGTAAATCCTGATCCATAAGCATCCTTTTTCCGATCATATAATTTTGAATACTGAATGCGGCAAACCCAGTTTACCATGACCGCCGACCCGTACCTGCGCTCAAGGGGGGTGCGGTCGCAAAAAAGAAGGTCAAGGTCAATCTCAAAAATCGAGTCCATAGGGTTCCTTTCCAGCCCGTGCGCGGCGATACAGGCGGTCTCAGGGGGCGTTTCGTGTCCCCTGTGCTCACACGGAACCAGCGAGGGTCGCCCTGCGATGGCCTGCGGGAAGGTCTTATTCCTTTTAGTTCTAAGGGCTTAGGTTTTTATTCCATTTTGGAATAAGCGCTGGGGCTGGGCTGGACGGCGGGGAAAACATTGTAATCTACCCTGATTTCATCATAGCACTAACCTTAGTGATCGTCATCCCTCATGGCATCCTCGACGCCCATTAGCTTCGCTAACCGAGCCTTGATATCGTCGCGG